TACTGCTGAAATAGCAGCTTTCGTAAGAGATAATCTTCCATATAGTAAAGTGCTTTTAGAAAAAAACGATCAAGGTGGAATTCATGTTCATCTTGAATCAGCACAACCAGGACAACCAGGTGGTGGAACAGTTATCACTTGTGCTGATCCTAAATGTAGATCTCAAGTACCAGGATTACAGCTTTCTTATGCTGTAGCAGCATTACAGGGTAGAGCAGTTGGCTAATTATACTATTAACAGAGACGTTGCGGCTCTTTTACAAAGAGGGATAATTCAACAGCCTGGTTTCTACGGAAGCCAAGAAATTAAACCGTCTAATGATCAGTTTAATAATGCAGTAAATATTGGAGCTAATCTTGCAGGGTTAGCTCTTAATATGAAGAACACACCCGCGCCTGGTAGAGATTATGTACGCACTAACAATAATTATATTCTAACAGAATTAGAACGTCAAGCAATAGAAAGAAAATCACAAGAGTTAGCTTCTAACGGGGTTATACCTGTGGACGTGCTAGAGAATTTCTTTTATATTCTAGCAGTAAATGAAAGTGAAAATGATTTATACTATATTGCAGATACAATAGGTATTCCTGAATTAGGACAACCAAGATATATTAGAAATATTAGAGGTATCTGTGATATACAAGATATATGGAAAGTTGGATATCTTGCAAACGGTGTTGCATCAGTTAATCAGAGATATTCTTCTTCTTACTATAATATTCAAACATATAACGATTATAATAGTGGTTCATATGGTACTAATTTTTCTGCAGCTGATATAGGTATGTCTTTAGGTGTTATTGGTCCACAAATTATATCTACTTCAAGATACTTTGACGGTTATTCAGGTGCATACAGAAATGCTCCTTCTCTCAGTGATGGTGCTATTACTTCTGCAATAAATTCTTATTCTTTAATTGCTAACGGTAGAAGTGCAACGTTACCTCCTACTACTATAAGTGCAATACTTAATCCTACTGCTACTATGCAATCTGAAATCACTACAGTAGGGTCATCTGCTATTGCTGGTCTTCTTAATCAAACACCGCTAGGAGGTGCTCTTGCAGCATTAGGTCCTCTAGGCGGAATTGCATTAAATGCATTATTAGGTAAAACAGGAGGACAAGCAATTGGTGGATTTATGTCTGAAGTTATTACTGGACAAAGACTTTCTACATCAAAGATGGCAAATAATCCTATGCTGGTTGCACCTTCATACGCAGGCAAATCATTCTTTGGAGAAGCGCCTGTCTCACTACCTGCAGTAGATCAGATATTCTGTAGAAGAGTTGGAGCATATGGCTCTACACAAGGTGGCACCGGTGTAATGAGTTTCGGTATGCAAAACTTTGCTTCTTTTGGCGGATCTCTTTCAATAGCATCAGTAGTATCAAGAATGGTAACTGGTTCAGCAACTCCTCCTCCTACAACCTCATATTACGGCCAGCATGTAAACACTCTTACATCTAATCTATGCAATTCACTTAATGTACCCACTTCATCCTCTATAGAATTAAGAAGATCAGATAATGCTATTCCATTTATGATTGGTATGTCAAGTGTAATAGTAGATGAAACATTCTCACCTTTCGGTTCTACTCCGTTTTCACAAGGTTGGAGACTTGCTTCTTCTACTGGAAATGACGTTCAAAAATACAACCCTCGTTTTCTAGAAGCATGTCGTACATCATTATAAATAATTAAATGGCTACAACAACATACTACTCAGATATCCCTACTAATTTTGATGTCCATCCTGTTAAGGAGGACTTAGTGCTGGTTACCAACGAGTCAGCAGTTAAGAGATCTATACGTAATCTTCTTCTTACTGATCCTTACGAGAGATTCTTCAATCCACTTATTGGTTCTGGTATAAGACAGACTTTATTTGAAAATGTTAGTAAAGATACTGAATTTTTTTTAAATCATTAGTGTAGGTGTAAAAGCATTACCAGATGAGAACGCTTACAGTGCTTCTATTATTTTTGCTATATCAAATAGCACTCAACCAGTAACTCTAGATTTAGTCTTAAGAAGAGTACGATAATGGCTAATACAGGATTTCTTGATGTTTCTGAAATAAGTTTTGATGGTATTAAAAGTAACCTCAAATCTTTCTTACAGGCAAAAACAGAATTTCAAGATTACGATTTTGAAGGTTCTAACCTTAATGCATTGTTAGATATACTTTCATATAACACTTATATGAACTCTTTCTATCTTAATATGGTAGGGAGTGAAATGTTTCTTGATTCTGCACAGATTAGAAACTCAGTCATATCACATGCAAAAGAATTAAACTATCTTCCTAGATCTAGAACTTCTGCAAAAGCAAAAGTAACATTTAGTATTAATACCGGGACTGCTCTTCCAGGGTATGTTGTTATACCAGAAAACTATACTATTAAAACTACTGTAGATAATACTACATTGGATTTCTCTACAGATGAATCAATAGTAGTTCTTAATAACGGTGGAACTTATCAAAGTGATCCAGTATATGTTTATGAAGGTAAAAATGTAACAGAATATTTTACTGTTAACGGTTCTACTCGTTATATTTTAAATTCTGATAATGCAGATACTAATAGTATTAAAGTTACTGTTATTAAGTCATCTACAGATTCTACTAATACAGTATACAACTTTGCAGAAAACCTTTATGGTCTAAATTCAAATTCAGAAGTTTATTTCTTACAAGGTTATGCTGCTAATCAATATGAAATAGTATTTGGTGATGGTATATCAGGTAAAGCACTTGCAAACGGTAATATAGTAAAAGTAAAATACAGATCAACTAACGGTGAATTAGGTAATAAAGCATCTTCGTTTACATCATCAACAAAAATTGATGGGTTGTACAATGTTACTGTTACTACTAATATTGCTGCTGTAGATGGTTCAGAAAGAGAAACAGTAGAAGCAATTAAGTTAAATGCACCAAGACATTTTACTTCTCAAAACAGAGCAGTTACAAAAGAAGATTATACTAATCTTATTGTAGGTAACTATCCACAAATTAAGACAGTTAATATTTACGGTGGTGAAGATGCAAACCCACCACAATATGGTAAAGTTATTATTTCTATGATACCTTACGGTACATCACCTTTAGTATCAACAGAGCTTAAAAATGATATTATATCATTCTTAAATGATAAAAATATTACTACTAAACCGGTAGTTGTTGATCCTGAATATCTTTATGTTGAAATTACTTCAGATGTAAGATATAATCCATCATTGACTAGTAAGACTGCTACACAGATAAAGTCAGATGTTGTAACTAAAATTAGAGAATTTAGCAATACAAATCTTACTGATTTTGGTAGCGATTTAAGATTATCTAAACTAGTAAGTGCAATAGACAACACTGATACTTCTATTATTAGCAATCAAACTGATATACGTGCAGTATATAAAATTACACCTACTAAAGGTTCATCTACACGAGTGAACTTCTCGTTTGAAAATGCAATTTACAGACCATTTTCTACACCATATGCTGTTAACGAGACAGAAGTTATCAGAAGTAGTTTATTTACGTACTATAGAGATGGTACTTACTATGATGCTAGACTTACAGATGATGGTGAAGGTAATTTAAGAATCTACTATCTTACTGCAGATACGAGACAGATCATCCTTGAATCTAACGTAGGTTCGGTTAACTATGATACAGGTGAACTTACTTTTGATATTAATGCATGGGATTATACAAATAATATAGACATATACGCTACACTAAGCAGTGATGATATTATAGTACAAAATAATAAGTACTTAGTAATTGACTTCGATAAAGTATACGTATCTGTTAATATCTATAGACAATAATGATAACAGAACTTCAAAAGATCGCACCACTTGTAAGCAGACAGTTTCCAGCCTTCTATCAAGAAGAAGGTGAAAACTTTATTCAATTTATTAAAGCTTATTATGAGTGGATGGATGATCAGGCTGGTAAAGGTCCTCTTTACAAAGTAAGAAATCTTCTAGAAACAAATGATATAGATGAAGCAGCAGAAGCTTATCTAGAACATTTTCTTACAAAGTATATGAGAGGTATTCCTAGAAGTGTTTTATCAAACAAAAGATTACTTCAAAAGCATATTCTAGATGTTTATAGAGCTAAAGGTTCTATAGAAGGTCTTAAGTTATTATTTAAATTGCTTTATAATGTAGAAGCACAAATATATCTTCCTCAAGAGAACATGCTTATTGCCTCAGGCGGGGTATGGGTAAGCAACAAGTATTTTGAAGTAGAAGATAGAGATTCTAACTATTCATATAATAACAAAACTGTAACTGGTACTACATCTGGTGCAACTGCATACGTGACTAATGCAGCTAAGATATATCTCGGTACCCAGGTTGCACATATTTTTTATCTTAATGATATAAAAGACGGCCCTACAGGTCAACCTTTTCAGATAGGTGAATATCTCGTTTATGATGGTTTAGATATAAGTGAAGCAACTCTTATTAAAGGATCGGCAATATCAGCTACTGCGGTTGATTCTACTGAAAATCATGCACTTAGTGATATTTTATCAACTGCAAATGCTACCGGTGAAGGATTGAAGTTTTCAGTTAGTACTATTAAAGATCCAGAAAGATCTAAAGGGTATATTACATTTAAAATTATAAACGGTGGTTACGGTTATGCTTTAGATTCTAATATTTCTATTGCAAATGGCACATCTACTACAGGTACAGGCGCATCGTTTAAAATAGGTAGATTAGCTAATACTACAAACTTTACTTACAATACTAATTTAATTGGTCCTATGGCAAGTGTTCTTATAGGAGCAACAACTTATGGAGCTAATTTAAACTCTGCAAACTCGCAATCAGTTATTGCTAACGCACTTACAAACAACACGGTAGTTATAGGAACAATATCTGAACTAACTGCGGTTACTTCTGGAGATCACAATTATAACGGTGATCTTTCTATTAGAGTTTATGAAAGCAGAGTTACAGGTTACGGATATAAAGATTCTTCTGGAAATATATGGGGTAATAATGCAGTAATTACTGGCACTCTTTCAACTGGAAACGGCGTAGTAGATACTGTGAGACTTTATAATTCAGGTTTTGGTTATAATACTCAAGGTGAAGAATTAGAATTTACTAATAATTCAAATGGTCAATGTATAGCTACTCTAAGTATTAACATTGGTGCAGTAGGCACAGAAGAAGGTAACTGGTTAGATACCAGAGGATTTTTAAATTCTGATATGTATTTGACTGATAGTTACTACTATCAGAACTTCTCATACGAAGTTCAAATTGAAAAATCTCTTGATAAATATATTGATATATTAAAACAAGTAATGCACCCTGTAGGAAATGAAGTATTTGGACGTCCTGTCATCATAGATAGTACAGTTCTCAATCCTTCAATTAAAACTGAAACTGTAACGGCTACTTAATGACTGGTACTTTTAATCAAAATATAAAGAATAAATTTATTGAAGAATTGATTGCAGATGCTGCAAGCAACAACTCTCATTATTATGTTTCATTCGGTAAATTCTTTGAGTGGCCAGATGATAATAACCCACCCCTTCCTAACACCTCAATTAAAGAGTCTTTCTATGATGTTAGTAGAGAAACTTTATTTGGTAAAAAGTTAGACTCAACTACTAATTTTGCTTATATCTTTAGAAAAGTAAATTGGACAGCAAATACAGTTTACGATTATTACTCACATTTAGACAAAGATCTTTATACTAAAGATTTCTATGTAATTAATTCTACTAACCGTGTATATAAGTGTCTCTTTAATAATTACGGTACAGCATCAACAGTAGAACCAACTTTAACTATTAATAACGGTGATTTTGATACCGCTGACGGTTATAAGTGGAAATACATGTTTACAATCAACAGTGTAAACGATAAGAGATTTAGCACTGATACCTATGCACCGATAGTACCTTCAGTTAGCGTACAGCAATTTGCTGAATCAGGTGCAATTCATGTAGTAATAGTTGATAATGGCGGCAATAACTACATTTCTTCTAACGGTACATTTGTTTCTATTCTTAGCAATACACAATTTATTTTAACAAATGCTACATCATCGTCAACAAGCGGTGCATATAATAACTCTGCAATATATATTTACTCTGGTAACGGTTCTGGTGGATACTCGGTAATATCCAATTATACAGTAAACTCTACTGGTAGATATGTTACTACAGTTGATAGTATTCCTAATCTAGATTCTACTTCAGTATATTATATTGCTCCATATGTTTATTTTTCCGGTGATGGTTATAATGCAAAAGCAATCGCACATGTTAATACAGCAACTACAAAGATAGAATCTATTGAAGTTATTAACAGGGGTTTAAGCTATTCATACGCTAACGTTTCTATAATATCCAACTCTTACTTCGGTAGTAATGCAACTGCTTATACTATTATATCACCTCAAAACGGCCATGGTTCAGATCCTATATCAGAATTAGGTAGTGATATCTTAGGTATATCAGTTAAAACAACTGGTACGGATAATTTCCCATCATGGGCAAAGTATAGACAAGTATCGTTGATGTACAATCCAAAAGCATCTTCTAATCTTCAATTATACACAGGTGCTACATTTAACCAGATGACTAATTTTGTTCTTGCATCTGGTAGTAAAACAGGCGATATTAATTCTGGAGATTCTTTATTAGGTTTAGGTAGACAGGGTACTGCTACAGTACTATATTCAAACACTACACACATTTACGTTTTAAATGAATCGGGTACGTTTATAGCTGGTGAAACTGTTCAATCTTTAGGTACAGGTAAAACTGCTGTAATTTCCTCTATAAATAATAAAGATTTAGTACCATTTTCTGGGGAAATTTTCTATTACAATAATATAGAGCCTATCAACAGAACAGGTATAACTTCAGAAGAAGTAAAGCTATATTTTAATTTTTAAGGGAATACGATGGCTGAATTACAAACAAACTTAAATGTTTCTCCTTATTATGATGATTACAACGAAAGTAATCAATACTATCGTATTCTTTTCCGCCCATCTACTGCTGTACAAGCAAGAGAATTAACCCAGCTTCAAACAATATTACAGAAACAGGTTTCTCGTTTTGGTGATAGTATCTATAAAGATGGTACTATTATACAAGGCTGCGGTTTTGTTAGATTTCCTAATATTGCACAAGTAAAGTTTAAAGATAGCAACACATCAACTCTTGACTTTGGTATATTAGCAGTTGGAAGTGAATCATTAGCAAACACATCAACTGCAAGAAGTAATAACTATCTTCTAGTTTCTAATACTACAGGGGTTAGAGCTGCACTTTTTCAGGCATTTACCGGTGCTGAAGCTGCTGTAGATACTGGTAGTGATAATACAAATAGAGCTTATGTAGTTTACGTTGCATCTGGTAATACAGGTGGTGTACAAGTTGATACATTTAGTACATCTAGTGAACAGGTAGACGTCTATACATATGCACAAGATAA